CTGGTGTAATGTTACACGGTGTACCATGTATGCCCATGTAATATTAGAGTGAATAATTATGCAAGGTAATGCATAAATAATGAGGTTGCTAATAGCCTGGTCATTGTGTAGTATTACCTCATGAGTTAGGCATACCGCCTAGCCATTACAGAAGGGATAGCCCAATGGCTACAAAGAAGGCAAGCGCAAAGGTGACTGCCAAAGTCACCACGACTGCAAAGGCTACGACTACAAAGGTAGACAAAGCCCGTACCACTAATGCCCGCAAAGGCGTGAAGCAACATTACAACGACACCAAAGCCGTTGCCTTCTGGCAACACTTGGGCATGGTTGCTACCACTGCACTTATCCCAATGGACTTGCGTGTAGCAACCAAGAACAATGCACAAGCCCGTAGGCAGTGGTGCATAGACAATGGTGCAGTAGTGGTATCTCGTGCAGATGTCACACACAAGGTACAAGGCGATAGACCAGACAATGCAATTAGGGCACGACTTATCTCACTTGGCAAAGTAGACGCAAGTGCAAAGCGTGTGGGCTATATCCGTGTGCTAGACGCATACACGGCAAGCCGTAATCCAAAGCATGCAGACATAGACAAAGTGTTTCTATATCGCATAGCGTAACGCTTAGGCGTTGCAAATAAGATACGGGGCAGAGATGCCCCGTATTTTTTTTATATGCGTTGTTGCATAATCACAACAATAGTGTTGCGTAAAGACAACACTGAATTACTTGTTGCATAAAGACAACAAGTGCCCGTGTAACATTACATCATGTACTAAATATGTCCCTCGTACCATGTCTGGTACGGCGGGTGCGTCTTCTACGCTAGCTGGGAAGCTCCACCCGCCCGCCGTGTAACTTTACACTCGTGTAATTTTACGCTCCCATAAAGATTTCACGCACTAAAATTACACACATGTTACTACATGGTTGGCTTGGTGCAAAGCAAAACCCGAGACCCAGGGGTTAGGTCTCGGGCTTGCTTGCGATTAGTTGGTTTTGAAATAAACGGTAATCATTTTGACCAACCCCCAAATGCTGATGATCGCAATTGCGGTTAGCGGGTCTATGTTTAGATCCATTGGTTTTCCCTTCTGTTGTTGTTGTTTATAAAGGTTATTCAAGCACTCACTAAAAATGAGACCAACCTAGCGTAAGGTTGGCTGGGTGTTTGGGGGGCGGTTGCCCGCCCCCCGATCTATCGGATCAAGCGATCCGATAGACATACACCTTTTGGCTGTCGGGGTGTGTCGGGTTTTTCTTGGCGGTGTAAGCGTCAAGCACTCGGACATAGCCCACTTTTTTGGCGTTTGGGATCACCGAGCGTAGGGAATGGATCCGAGCCCGTACCGAATTGTCGGGGCGATCTGCTGGCGTAGCCTTGCCAGCCTTCACACCGTCAATTTTCTGAACAGCGAGCCAATCAACCTTCACAGCCTTATTCATGACACACCATGATCGGCGAGCGCTGGCGTTATTTTTGCTGGCGACCCGTAGATCCTTGTCAATGATTTTTTGACCCGAAACGCTGGCGAGCAAACCGATCAACAATTCGGCAGGCTTGTCGGTGTAAAATTGCTTGACCCCTGCTGTAGCGTTTTTGGTGTTTTTGCCCGTGATTTTGGTCATTTCGGTTTTTGCCGAAACCTTGACCGTGATTTTTGCGCTTGCTTTTTTCGTTGCCATTTCTGACCCCTTCGGTTTTGGGGGATCCCGTTGATCCCCGCTAAAAACAACGATATCAAACGGATCGGGGGTCGGTGTAATCCTAGATCCCCGCAAACCCTTATGGAATAAGGGTCAAAAAAAAAGTTTGGGAATTGGGTCAAAAAATTGCGGGAAATTGGGTCATGTAAAGGTTTGACCCTACCCGACACAGGATTACGCACACGCCAAAAGCATAGCATTACATGCTTGGATTATATACTCAATTTTTCTAAAAAATGGCGTGGGCGGGAAATGGGCGGGAGCTGGTTTAAAATGCGGGAGAATAGAAAAGAGACCGCTTTGCGGGCGGTCTCTCTTTCTTCTCAGTGTGTTAACTATAACGGTCCTAAGATAGCGAAATTCGTTCTGCTCTGGTGATAGTGCAGATCACGATTGCCGCTTGACACTTTTAGGGTGCCAAGGAAATTATATCACATTGTAGATATTTTTAGAGAGCTACTTTTTAGAGTTGCGGTAGAATCCACTGCCTTTGAGTTCTATCATCGGCGGGGAATAGATTTGTTTTAGCGTAGCGTTGCATTCGGGGCAAACATCTATCTTCCTATCTTCCAGAATGGATCTAAACTCTTCATGAGTGTGTCCATTAGAACAGCGATAGTTGTATTGTGGCATGTTCCCATTATAGCGTAAGGATGGTATACTTCCTATTGTGAGAGTTTGGATTGATCAAGACTTATGTACTGGAGATGGTCTGTGCGCCGAGATAGCACCCGATGTGTTTACGATGATGCCCGATGGTTTGGCGTATGTACGAGAAGGAGACAAAATATTTGCCTCCTCTGTGGGAAACCCCGAAGGCGCAGCTGGCTTAGCTTCTTTCGCTGATGATCGGTTGGAAGATGTCATTGAAGCCGCCGAGGAATGCCCTGGCGAATGTATTTTCATTGAACCTTAAACTCACAAACAAAAGCAGGCAAGGTTTGGTTGTTAGTACTTTCGGAGCCACTAATGATAAAATTGAGTGTGCGTAACGATTATGAGATGTGGTCAATTGCTGAACATGACCACCTCTGGGTGTTTGATAAGCTCATTGTAGCAAGGAGAGCTGGTCATCTGTGCGGACCACGAGGTATGCCCGTTCCCAAACCCGATTTTTATATGGTGAGACCCATCTCTAACTTTGAGGGTATGGGGATTGGAGCTCGCAAGGTCTGGCTGGATTATTGTACCTTGGATCTGCATCCTGGAGAGTTCTGGTGTGAGTTCTTCACGGGGGATCACATTAGCGTTGATTACCACCTGTACAAGCCTGTGTTGACTGTTAAAGGTACTCCACACCCGAATGCACCCCACTCAAAATTTATAAAATGGGAGAAGCTAGAAATATCTATTCCGCAACCTGCGATGTTGGGTAAGATACCACTCTTTTACAAAACAATCAACTGTGAATTTATCGGGGGTAAGTTAATTGAGATACATCTACGAGGCAATCCTGACTTTGTGTACGGTAATAATATTGCAATACCCGTGTGGGAAGGAGAAGAGATTAACCCTCCACAATCAATGAGGTTTGTTAAAGCTGAAGATACCAATAGGCTTGGGTTTTATATAGATAGTTAATCATGATATAATATTACATGTACGAATATAGAATTAAGAAAGTTTTGAAAGTTGTTGACGGAGATACCATTGATGTGGATATTGATCTGGGGTTTAATATCTCCTACACCCAAAGAGTTAGACTGGCGGGAATTGATACCCCTGAATCTCGCACAAAAGACGCACGAGAGAAGGCATTGGGGCTTGAGGTAAAAGACAAGCTGAAGAAAGCAATTGACGCTGCCAAAGATGTAGTCGTGAAGACCGAACTCCCTGATAGCTCCGAAAAGTACGGGCGCATCTTGGGTTGGGTATACCTTGATGGATCTGCCAAGTCAATCAATGAACAACTCATTGATGAGGGTTATGCTTGGGGATACATGGGCGAAACCAAGATCAAAGACTTTGACGCTTTGCTCGCTAAGCGAGAATCCTTTTCCAAGAAGAAGTAGTCACTCGTCAAAAGACTTGCGAAAACGATCTTCATGAAAGCGGTCTTGGAAAAGCCTATATCTCATAAGCTTTTGCTGACGATGCCTTTGGCTTAGTCCGATTTTTGCCACCCACCCCAATAAGATTATTCCAAGAATGTAGTATGCCATATCCGCTAAGAATAGCAGGCATAATTCAAATAACCACCATATCCAAAAAAAATAATTCATCTGTATGTTTGGAAGTCAATATTGACAACCAACCTAAACGGAGAGCGAACGGGATTTGAAGCGGCATGGATGTTGCTACCGTCAAAGATGATAGCTCGCCCTGGCTTTGGATATACGGTGTCTTGGAGCTCGTGTGCTTCGTTAAAAAAGTAAGTTGGTCCATCTGAGTCATTTATGTAATATAGAAGAACTTTGTGGTCAACGGGCTCGCCATTGTCGTACTCTAAATCAACATGAGGAACTTGGGGCTCGTAGTGCATCATTGGAGGGTAAGGGGATGTAACATTTACCTTAGCCCGCAATAGGTTGATATTTCCAAACTTATCTGCTAGATTACCTACAAGCTTCTGAATTGCTGGAAGGTGAGTTGAGGCAATGTCTGATTCCGACTCATACAGGTGATGAGACATCTGCATTGGTGCATGTGACCACTTACTATCTTCATGGTAAATATGGCTGCGGTAGAAGCGGTAAGGAACTTTAGGGTTAGTGAAGTAATCGTAAAGATACGACTGTTCCTCTATAGATACATAGTTGTCAATAATAAACATGGCTGGCGAGGTAGGGTTTGAACCTACGACCCAGGGATTAACAGTCCCTTGCTCTGCCAACTGAGCTACTCGCCATTGTGCTATTTACTTTAGCAGCAAAATAGCAATTGTAATTGCATGAAGCGTAAAATAAATTGCGTGTGTAATTTTATCCTGTTTTGACATATTTCCTCCTAGAGCCCCCTCTCGGACTTGAACCGAGGACCGCTTCATTACAAGTGAAGTGCTCTACCACTGAGCTAAAGGGGCGTTATTATAGCAATATCATAATACAGCATGGTATCATGTATGTATGATTCAACACACAATTTTTAGAGATTGTATTTGGGAAGACACATTGGATGGTTTAGATTATTCTGCACTGGTAGATAGAACTCATCAAATTAAAAATAATGAAAATATAAATACACAAAAAAGCAATCGTGGTGGTTGGCAGAGCTCTGGGATATTAGAAGATGAGTCATTTAAAGAATGCTTTTCTTTAATCCAAAAAAAAATTAATGATGTAATTAAAGATTATGGGTTCCATCAAAATGTATCAGCTGATCTGAGTTATGCTTGGGCTAATATTAATAATAAAGGTGATTACAACACAGGGCATCTTCATGCTCATTCAATGATATCTGGTGTTCTGTATTTGAAAGCGCATGGCGCAGATCAAGGATTAATTGGCTTTGACTATGCTAGTAGTTCTGAAATTAAAGGATATCACTATCCATACGAAGCTATCAATGATTTTAATGACCTTAACTCCAATACATTCTTTGCAGAGCCAATTACTGGAAGACTACTTCTGTTTCCTGGTTGGCAGAAACACTTTGTTTTGCCAAATAAAACAGATGAAGAAAGAGTTTCAATCTCTTTTAATTCAATGCTTAAAAATAATTAATATTCAAAGTAATTCTTGAATCAGTCACTCCAGGGTGTGAGGATGAGTGATACTGATTTGCGTCAAAAATAATAGCATCGCCTTGACTTGCTTTATTAATATTTTGTGTATTTAAAAACACATCTTTATCATCTGTGTGTTTTTTATCGTACACAACTGTTGGACCATCTGAGTCATGAACATAGTAAACAAGTGCTTTAATATTGTCATTTGTATAATCAATATGAGGTCTTTCCACAACGGGTTTATCAGATATTGATGTATGAAGTCTTAACGCAGCTCTGACCAAAGTAAATGGTCTATCTATGTGTAAAGCAATTGCGTTTAAAACAGGTATGAACAATTCAAAAAATTCAGATGTAGGTTTTGCATCGTAATACAAGATATGAGAAAACGCATAACTGGTTTGATAATTTAAATTTTTTATAATGAAATTTTTTTCATCAACACTTGGTGCCGATGCAATTCTAGAATTGTAACACCAAGGAAAATCCATTGACTCAGTAACATTTTTAATTTTTAACTGTTGCTCAATTGGTATTAAATTATTAACAATATCAATCATGACTTCTACACTATCAATTTACTTGATAAAGCATACTTTACAATACCATAGTCTGGATGAGCAATATCTGCATCTATTAAAGTGTAGTCATACAGTATATTATCAATTCTTCTTCTGTTATATGCTGAGTGATATTCAATCAAATAAACATCTGGTTTGATAACCATGTTTTCTAGTATCTCAATCTCAGCACCTTCGGTATCAATTTTCACAATGTTTGCTTTTGGCAGCAAGCTTGCTGCTATAACAGAAACATCTTCGCCTTCTTCAATCTGCTCAGCGCCGTGTTGAAAACTGCACTCACCAACATTATGAGCTCCATAATACATTCTTCTTTGTTCTGTTTTTGAACCTATTGCAAGATTCATAACCATGATATTTTCAAGATCTTTTGTGTTTGTTTTTAAATACTCAAAATTTTTTTTAATTGGTTCATATGAATAGATTTTTGAATTAACCCAACGCTTTTTAGCCCATAAACAAAAACCACCAACATTACCACCGATATCTAGAATTACTGGATTTGGATTTTCATATGGAACATCATATTCACCATCAAATATTTTTTGAATATGCTTAGCCATATTGTCTGGAATTTGCATCACTTCTTACCCTTCACCTGTTTTTTCACCACTTTCTTCACAATTTTTTTCTGAACTCTCGGCTTAGGCATATCAGGAACTGGCATCCACTTACCCATTGATTCAGCAAGACTGTCAATAATTCTTTCACACTCGTAATCAATCAAAGATGTCACCATTTTATGGACAGCCTTACTTTTCTGGTCATCTGAATCTGGTTTTAGCATTTCATTAACAGCTTCTTCAATTACTGCCATATGACAATGTAGTAACTCATGAACGATTGTTGCACGAACATCTTCTGGTGTATCTTTCCTGAAGTCTTTGTGTAAATACATTTTTGCAAGATGTTGACCATGAACAACCTCTGTTTCTCCAAGTGCATCTGGGCTGCAAGGCTTTGCTTGCACAAGAATTGTCCAGTGAGATAACCCCATCATATTCTTAAGCTTGTTTACATAGCGAATAACCCAGGCATCCATCTCTTCAACTTTCGCAGGCTGTCTTGCCATTTTATATACCACAGTTGTCCTGTACAGCTTTTCTTTCTTCATCATCTGCAAATAGGCGAACAGCGTAGATACATGGATCCCCGCCCTCTTCCCACTCCACATCCTCATCATGCGTGGTTGGAACACCATCATGTGTTGAACACACTGGTCTACTGATCCAGCCATTATCTATTCCAGTAGTAATCCATTGCTCAAAATTTACTTCCATTGTTCCAAAAAATGGATTAAAATTTTTTTCTGGGTCATTAAAATTATCTGTCATTTTTCCTCCATACAAAAGCGTTTCTTAAATAAACAATACTATATGCAAATGATCCAAGTATGAAACCATATTGCTTTGTGATTACTGCGTAGTATGTCCAGCAACACTCTACACAGATCATCCACAGGAAAGCTTCCCATTTTTTCTTACCAATGAAAAACATCCCTACAATTCCCATAGCTGCTAACAACCATGACCACGCCTGATTACTCACGGAGTTTCCATTGGTAGAAGAAACTCTCCACGAATCCACATCAATGCAATCGCAGCATAACCGCCAATATCAAGCAATGTGTCATAAACGCTTTCATCTGAGACTGCATTAGCAACTCCTTTTGGTTTTGATAAAAGATTTTCTAATCTTGCAACTTTATCATGCAATCTGATTGTCAAGCCATTAAGACCAAATCTTTCAATATTTTTTGGACCATAATCTTTTTGTTTTTTAATTAAAGTAGATATAAGCATTTCTTTATCTAAAGAGATACCATTTATCTTACAGTAATGCAAAGCGGCAGCACCAATCATTGACCACAGCCAGCTATGGTACTGCCGACAATACATTAACTTATCTTCATTGCTATCTTTGTAATAATGCGGATCACTTTCCCATGTCTTATTGTCAATGCACCAATCAATAATGTTTTTAATATTACTAATATGATCGCCTGACAAATTAATATTTAAATTATCCCAGTAGAAATTACTCATCCGTGATTTCCAAGAGGTACCACATTCAGTAGTCATGCCAGTTATATCAAACCTGTCTACGAACCAAAACAAATCTTTTACGGCTTCTTCCGCACAGAATTCCCATGATTTCATATTTCGCACAACTACCAATTTTTCCATAATTAGCTATTTGCTCGCTCAACCTTTGGATCTACAATTTCAAAATGTCCACGCTTTACCTTCTTGAAGTAAGAACGATTTGCATTGTAGAAGTTGTAAAAAGTTGGAAGTGAGATTTCTACATCTGTTGCAAGCTGCACAGGTGTAATAACCTTACCAACATTTCCACTAAGGAAACTAACGATATTATCTTGCTTTGACTTTCTTCCACTCACTTGATTTACCACCTTTTCTTTGAACTTAAAAAGCTCAGCGTATGTTGAATATGATTTTTCATCAATGTTGTAATACTTGATGGTCTTTGATGGAGACCAACCTTTATAATGACCGTAAATAACAGAAGCGGCTTCTCTGTGGTCTGAGACTGGGATCAAGCCAATAAGCTTGTCAAAAATTACACTGAACTCTTTTGTTGCAGTAAATCCAGAATCTTCTTCGTTGATGTTTTCTTCTGACATGTATAGCCTTTCTCTAGGTATGAAGAGACTATCATTTTTAGAAAACAAAATCAACGGGATAAATGATTATTTTAAAAATAAAAACGGGCATCCTCACACATTTATAATAACCTTTCGGAATACTATAAACCTGAAGATGCCCGTTTAAATTTATTTTTTAGTTGATACTTTTTTAACAGCTTTAGTTGTTACTGGCTTTGTTTCTTGTTTTGGATTGTGTGATTCAATGTGTTTATCAAGTTTGTTTTCTACAACCTCAACATCATTATGAAGATCCATTAGTAAAGAAGCGACTACGCCATGATCGTTTTTGTTTTCCACTCTTCCTTTTTGTACCAAAGCTACCAGGATTCCCCCGACAGCAGCAATTAGAGCAACAGTTACGGCTTCCATCAACCCTCACTATTATGCAAGCAGAAAGCTTGCAATATCCTCTACTGACATATCAAACTTACCAAACTCTTCTTCAAAAGAAGAGAGTGCCGTAACAAGATCGCTCTTCTTAACTGTTTTTGGGTCAAGAGGGACTTCTTTTGTGCCTGATGTCTTTCCAGCACCAGATGTTGGTGTTGATGCAGAACCAGCTGTTGGGACTGAACTTACCTTCTTTTCTGGATCAAGAGGAACTTCATTAATCATTCCCTTGATAATATCAACTTGCGAATTATGCCATGCGGCAGCCTTAATGTGATCTTGCATTTGTTCTGCGGCAGTTTTTGCAGCAGTTTCGTGCCAAGACTTCATTGAGTTGTGGTCAGAGACCATTTTCTTCATATTGTCTTTCATATATTCTCCTTGTATTAAAGATATACTAACTAGCATATCATAGTAAATTTTTTATAACCTCATCAGCAATGCTGATTCCGACATTTTTATCCATTTCTTCTTCCATGTCATCATCCCCTTCTGGAGTTACGACTCCATCTGGAATAATGGCAAATCTGCACATTCCTTCATCTTCAACTTTTTGGGCAATTATCATGCACACTCCATTTTTTTCATACAAAACGCAGTTTGCACACTTTACACCAATATCTTTAACATCATTTTCTTCTGCACTTTCATAGCCAGCCCAAATGCCAGTTTCGTCTTCATTAAACTTTCCAAATTTCCTGGCAATTGTTACTAAGGCATCAGCAAGAGCTGCCTCTTCTTCTGCAAGATCTTCAGCAATTTTTGAAATATCAAACGCTTTACTCACTGTTCTATAACCTCCACCTCTTTTTTTATACTCACGAACCAACCAAGCATTTGCATAGGCAGATGGGTAAACATCAAACTTAGCTTTCGCTTCAGCTTTAACCCTTGCATATAGCGCTGGGTTGGTTGGAACATTTCTTGTTGCTTTTTCTACATCTGTTGAAACATTAATTGGTTTCTTGTCCTCTCTAGTTTCAGTAGACTCAGCTCTTCGTTTTCTCTGCACTGCAGAACGAATCTGCTCTGGTGTCATTCTTGCTGCTCTTGAGGCAGGGACACATTTTGGGTACTTACCAGACTCTGCGTCTGCACGACCACATGGCTCAAATCCACCACCAGCTTTTGGTCTTGAAATATCAACCCATTTTTCTTTAAACCATTCTTTCAATGATTTAATTGCGTATTCAATTTCCTCTTCTGACAGAGTATTTTCAGGGTTGTTATTTACTGACATAATCTACAATTTTACCATGCTATTCATAAATGCTCACAACATCAGCCTGCTCCCAGCGCTGGACTGGGATTTGTACCCTCCAGAAGTAAGCGGCAGCATCTTCGGATGAGTATACGATTCTTGCATATGCTTTCTTAGCACCTTCGTCATAAACAGGGCATTTAGCATAAGAGCAAAAATAAAGAGCTTTATATTGATATCTATCTTCATGCCAATGCACTGCATTAACAACAACTAGATTTTTATTACAGTATGGACATGTTCTTGTCGGATACGGGAAGTCTTTAATTATCTGTCCCAAAATCATATCTATCTTCTCCATTTTCATTAAATATTTTTTTTCTTAAAATATATGTAATGATTTCATCAACTTTGTTTCTTGCTATTTCTATGCCATCCATCAAAGAGTTAAGTTCATCAATTGTCATTTCATATTTATCTTCTGGAGACATTATAACAAATGCTGGTACATAACTATCTTCAAAAGGCACAGCCTTAATTATAATCTGGAGAGACTCAATATCTTCTAGATTAATATCAGAGTTAAAACTAGTTATTCTCATTTACGCTTATTTCTATTAACTGTATTTGGTGGAGGTAGTGTTTTAGCTTTATCGTTATTAGTTTTATCTAATGGTTTAGCAAACCTAATCCATTGGTAAATAAGCATAAGTATAATGCTTGTTTGAAAAGTAATGCTTTCATTAAGTAGCTTGTCCGCAGAGTATTTTACTCCAAGAGCGGATATAGTTAACCAGATTGCCCAGAATATAAAATTTGACATGTAGAGAGCATATCAGAAAAATTAAAAAAAAATCATTTGCGCAAACTTTTTCTCAGAATTCATGATATGCTTCGCATGCGGGCATGCGGGTAAACCTAGCATACTAATATACTTATAAACTATATATACTTATATACTTGGTATACTAAGCATACGGACACTATGTTCCAAATGGAAAAGGTGATAAGGTAGAAGTATGCAGATCATTGCTATTGTTGAGTCGGATGATTATGGTCCTGCTGCAATTATTGACCCCGACCACATCAGTGTGGTCAAGTTTGACGACTTCTATCTTGCAGCAACTAGGTGTGTTTTTACTAACATGCCAATTAGTGTGGAAATATCTGAAGAAACAGCCAACGAGCTGATCCAAAAAGGTGTAAAATGTTTGTCTATGTCATCAGACAAAACTGTTCTGGAGAATGAAAAAGAGTAACACCTTTAATGAAAAAAATTAGCTGGTTTAGTTTAAATCATATGGATGCATCTGGTGACACTTGGTATAGCCAGGGTTACTACAACGCTGCCCTTTCTACAATCAAAGCTTTGCAGGAAAAAGAATGCGCTGTCTTTTACACAAGAGAAGACATCCCATATCACATTAACTTCTGCCCCCCAACTTATTACCAGATGAAGTCAAAATACAATATTGGTTACACCCCCTGGGAATCAACCAAGATCCCTCCACACTGGATTGACAACATGCGCAAGTGCGATGAAGTCTGGGCTACATCTGATTTCATCAGAGATATTTATATTAAACATAATGTTAATGCAAATGTATTTACTATTCCTCACGGTATCTCTCCAGAATTTTCTATACTTGAAAGAGAGCTAACTGGTAAGTTTAACTTCTTACATGTTGGTGGAGATTCAAAAAGAAAAAACGCACAAATGGTTGTTGATGCTTTTCTTGAGCTATATGATGGCAATGAGGATTTTCAACTTGTTCTAAAGTATAACAAGTTCTGCTATGCAGAATGTTATGTTAACGATCAACTTGTACCAGCTTATAATCATCCTCAAATCCTTGGAATCCCAGATAATTTTAGTACAGAGGATTTAGTATCTTTGTATCACAAATGTCATTGTATGGTTTATCCAACAATGGGTGAAGGTTTTGGAATGATTCCTTTTGAAGCAATTGCAACTGGTCTACCAACAATTGTCACAAACCTAACTGGTTGTGCTGATTTTGCAAAATACGGTATTCCTCTTGAGGCTAGTTTTGTAAAAGCTGATTGGCAAGATCATCTCTATGATTGTGACACTGGAGAATGGGCAAGCCCAAATTTCCAACAACTCCTTGACTTAATGGAGAATGTTGTAAATGAGTATGATGACTTTAAAAAGTATGCTCTTAAATCAGCAAGGATTATTCACTCTGAGTGGTCTTGGTCATCGGTTGCTGATAAAATTTTGAATCGTTTTGATTTTTATCAAAATTCTTTGTCGTAGTCCTAAGTACTAATCTTTGACTCTGCTATGCTCAGCGTCTAAACTAGTTGTTCTTACTTTTGGAGGTATGTAGATGTCGCTGTTGTCAAATGATTTTATTGCTAGTTATGGTTCAAAGACCCCGCCTTGGGGTTTTGGTGGACTTGGAGAGGTTGTGTTCCTTAGGACATACAGTCGCAAGATTGAAGGAACTGACTCAACAGAGTCTTGGGTTCAAACTATAAAAAGAATTATTGATGGCGCTATTGAAATCGGAGTTCCTTTCTCTCAGGAAGAAGCAGAGAAACTATTTGATCACATGTTTAATCTTAGGTGCTCAGTCTCTGGCAGAGCCCTCTGGCAGCTCGGTACACCTCTTGTAAGTAAGTTTTCTGGAACTTCACTTAACAATTGTTTTTATACAAACATTGAAAAGATTGAAGACTTTGAACTCTTGTTTGATTACTTGATGCTTGGTGGTGGTGTTGGCTTTTCTGTTGAGCGCTCAAAGATTCATGATCTGCCAAAGATTAAAAAAGTCAATTACATTACAGCAGAAAGAACAGCAGATGCTGACTTCATTGTTCCAGACTCAAGACAGGGCTGGAGAGAACTTCTCCACAAGGTTCTTGAATCTTATTTTGTTACTGGAAAATCCTTTACATACTCAACAATTCTTATTCGTGAGTATGGAGCACCACTAAAGACATTTGGTGGTATTGCCTCTGGTCCAGGAGCTCTCGTAGAGGGTCTTGTTGATATTGGCAAAGTTCTTGATAATCGTGTTGGGAAAAAACTTCGTTCAATTGATGTGTTGGATATTTGCAACATCATTGGTCGTATCGTAATTTCTGGCTCTTCACGCCGTTCAGCACAGATTGCTATTGGCGATCCTGATGACATGCTATTCCTTCGTGCAAAAAACTGGGGAAGCGGTAATGTTCCAGCTTGGAGATCAAATAGCAATAACAGTATTTACGCAGACTCCTATGATGAAATTGTTCCAGAATTCTGGAAGGGTTATGACGGGACTGGTGAACCATACGGTTTGCTAAACAGAAAGATGGCAAGAACATATGGAAGATTGGGTGAGAAGTCACCAGATCCAACAGTTGAAGGATTTAATCCATGCGCAGAAATTGCGTTATCAGATGGTGAATCTTGTAACCTCTCTACAATCTTTTTGCCAAACATTGAGTCATTGGCTCAAATGCTTGAGATTTCAAGACTCCTGTATATGGTTCAAAAACAAATTACAAGGCTTTCATATCCATACGAGAAGACAAACACTATTGTTCACAAGAATGGTCGCCTCGGTCAATCTGTGACTGGTATTCTTCAGGCAACAGAAAAGCAAGTTGGATGGCTTGATGAGGCTTATGTATATCTTAAGAGCTTTGATAAGGCTTACAGTGAAGATCACGGCTGGAATCCTTCGGTCAGACTTACCACTGTCCAGCCATCTGGAACACTTTCGCTTTTGCCAGGTGTGACACCAGGTATCCACCCAGCATTTGCTAATTTCTATACAAGAAGAGTTCGTTTTAGCTCTGTTGATCCACTAGTGGATGCCTGTCGTAAGCGTGGGTACAAGGTTGTTTGGGATATTGGGCTAGATGGTCGTGAAGATCATACTCGCTATGTTGTTGAGTTCCCATGCAAATCACCAGAAGGTGCTGTGTTAGCCGCAAATATGACTGCAATAGACCAGCTTGAATGGGTAAAGAAGATGCAGACTGAGTGGGCTGACAATGCTGTTTCTGTAACAGTGTATTATCGTAAAGAAGAATTACCAGCCATTCAGGACTGGTTGTCTAAGAACTACGATAAGAGCGTTAAGTCTGTTTCATTCCTTTTGCATGTTGATCATAACTTCCCGCTTCCTCCGTATGAAGAAATTACCGAGGAAGAGTACAACAAGTCGGTTGCAAAACTAGACTTTTCAATCCCGCTTCAACAGAATTCTAGCGATCTAATGATTGATATGGATGATTGTGCAACGGGTGCATGTCCGATACGCTGATATCTGAACACAGCTGTGCTGTTTTTGATTAAAACTAGTGTATAATTAAACTTATGTCGTCAGATATGATCAAAGATAAAAATATTTGGATTCCAGAGCGCTCTTACGGAGTGTGCGTATACTTTACGGCTGAAGGTGAAGCGTTGTCGGATGGCGATGGTGTCCTTTCAGCAGAGGGTGTCATGTATGACTTAAGCATTGAGAAAAGAGTTCTTGATGCTGGTAAGTACTGGTCTGGCGATGATGATGGACATGTTAGATGGATTGCTGGAGGTAGGAAAATTTCTGCCGCAGAAAGAGATGATCAAACAGAAAGATTGGCTAACGGATTTGTAGCTGATCCATTTGAAGATATGTTTGATGAACACTTTGATAATAGGAGACAGAATGGATAAGAAAATGGAACTCGTACAAGATGATTTCATTGAAAATGAAATAGATGATATTTCATATATGGGGTTTACATCAAAATCTGAAGATTCAGATCCTTTTTCTTTTGTAAAGATTTCATCTCTTTCTCCAAAAATGAAACGCAAAGCGATGCGTCTGCAAAAAAAACATGAGGGAGAAGATGGTACTAAGTCAAAATATGTTGACCCAGAAATTGTAAGTGGATATTCACTTTACGACATTGTAAATCCCCCATACGATTTAGACACACTCGCTGGTCTGTATGACCAAAGTGCAATTCACTATGCAGCAATTAATGCTCGTGTTATGAACACCGTTGGTCTCGGATATGAATTTGTAGAAACGCTTAAAGCTAAAAGAAAGATTGAAAAAGCTCAAGGTAGTGAAGAAAAACTTACAAGACTAAGGCAACAGTATCAGGATCTCAAAGAGAATCTTGATGAAACATTTGAAAACTTAAATATTGAAGAGACTTTGATTGAAACCTTAGTCCGTGTATGGCAAGATGTCTTAACTGTTGGTAATGGCTATCTTGAAATTGGTCGCAACAACGCTGGTCAGATTGGTTATATTGGTCATGTTCCAGCAACGCTTGTCCGTGTCCGTAGAAAGCGTGATGGATATGTCCAGATTGCAAAAACAAATAAAATTCAAGCAGTATTCTTTAGGCAGTTTCAGGATAAAGAAACTCCTGATCCAATCAATAATGATCCAAAGCCGAATGAGCTAATTCATTTTAAAATCTATTCACCTAACAATACATATTATGGAATTCCATCAGCAGTTTCTGCTGCTGCAGCAATTGTTGGTGATAAGTTTGCAAAAGAATACAACATTGATTATTTTGAAAATAAAGCAATACCTCGTTATGCAATTCTTATTAAGGGTGCAAAACTTAGCAATAAATCAAAGCAAGAATTGATTAACTATTTTAGAAATGAAGTTAAGGGTCGTAATCACGGAACACTGGTAATTCCAATTCCTGCTAATCTTGGAACAGATACTGATATTAAGTTTGAAAAACTTGAAGCTGGCATTCAAGATTCTTCTTTTGATAAATATCGCAAATCAAATCGTGATGAAATTCTTGTTGCGAACAGAGTCCCTGCGCCAAAAGTTGGTGTTTATGACAACGCAAACTTGGCTGTATCAAGAGATGCTGATAAGAGCTTCAAGATGCAAGTGATCGGTCCAGATCAATCAATTATTGAAAAGAAACTAAACAGGCTTATTGCCGAGTTTACTGACTTGATGGCAATTCGTTTGAAGAAGATTGACCTTGTTGATGAAGATATTCAGTCAAGAATTAATGATAGATATCTACGCACAGAAGTTATTACCCCTAACGAGGTTAGAGGTCAAATCGGTTTGCCAGAGCGATACAATGGAGATGAGGTTTTGCCTTTCCCAACAAATGTTAAAAAAGAGCAAAATGCTGCTGGTAACTCCAGCGTGGGGGCTCCTCCAGGAAACGACAATAATTCTGCTTCTGATCCACCTAAGTCACCGACTGGTGATGGAGCAACAAGTAATCCAGTGGCAGATGGGGCTCAAGCAGAGCGTGGTCAAAATCAAGATTCTGGAGTGAACAACGATTCAACCAGTAAATTTATTCAAGGAGAATACAATGAGTGAAAGTAGTTTGGTATATTCAAACAAAAATTTAGTAACAGCTGATGGTGTTGTAAATATTGGACAACACACAAGTGAGTTGTATGTTTATAATAAAGGGGCGAGTGATGTTGACATTAAGCTTAATGGGCAATATACAATCCTTCTTCCAGCAGAGTCTACGGAATACATAGAAATTGATGGCGATTATACAACCATTCAGGTAGTTACCGCCTCTTCCGCTGTAGCAGTTTTTGCACTAGGCTGATTTGCAATATTGTTAAAAACAATATATGCTGGTAGGCTACGAGGGCTAAATGTCGGATTTTAATATTTCATTCCCAATTGATATGATTAAGCGGGAACAAAGGATTGTTGTTGGTATTGCTACCGCAGACAATATTGATAAAGCTGGTGATATTGTTGACTTTGAGGCATCCAAAGAGGCTTTTGCAAACTGGGGCGGGAACATTAGAGAAATGCATGCCCCTATTGCCGTAGGCAAGGCTGTTAAATATGAGCCAGTTGTTATTACTGGCGCTGATGGAACATCATACAATGCCGTTAAGGTAGAAGCTTATATTTCAAAGGGCGCTGAAGACACCTGGCAGAAAGTTCTTGACGGAACCCTTCGTTCTTTCTCAATTGGCGGCAAGGTAATTGAGAAATCAGAATCAGCCGATAAGATGTTTCGTGGTAAGCC